ATACAAGTAGGAATATTTGTGGACAAGATAATAAACTATAAGTTATCAAAAGTCATTCGTTAAAAGCAGTAGTCTCATGCTGGTTAATGGATATATGGTAGACAGATTAAGTTTTATTTAGGAAATTGAGATGTCACAGGTTCGAGTCCTGTCGTTCCAATTGCGATTTTTATTCGCAGATAGGTCTTGCATTAAGTCACACAATCGTGTGGCTTTTTGTTTTGAGAAAAAATGGAGGTGATGGAAAATCGCTAAATTAACTTTAAAACAACAGAGATTCGCTGATGAGTACATCATCAGCGGGAATGCGACAGATGCAGCAATTAAGGCAGGGTATAGTTCTAAGTATGCTAATACGAATGCTTCTAAGTTACTACAAAATACTACAATCAAATCTTATATTGACGAAAGACTGGATCAGCTTGCGTCTGAGAAGATTGCAACGCAGGAAGAGGTGCTTACTTACCTAACTTCAGTCATGCGAGGAGAAACGCAAGAACAAACCTTGATTGGTATTGGAGAATTAGGTCAAACGATTACGGATATTGATGTCGGGGCGAAAGATAGAATCAAGGCGGCCGAACTTTTAGGAAAACGTCATAGGCTTTGGACGGACAAGGTAGAGGCTGACGTTTCTGGAACGGTGGTGTTTGCGAATGAGCCAGACATACCAGATTAAACAGAATGATATTATTGTAGACCTACCTAAGATAGTAGGAGCTGGATACGGACAGTTCTGGCGATCAAGAAATTTCTACCGCGTTGTGAAAGGCTCTCGTGGTTCGAAGAAATCGAAGACGACAGCGTTGAACTTTATCACGCGCATCTTGAAATATCCTTGGGCTAACTTGCTTGTGGTGCGTAGATACTCGAATACGAATAAGCAATCGACTTATACGGACTTCAAGTGGGCAGCTAATCAACTAAAAGTCGCTCATAAATTCAAGTTTAATGAGTCGCTGCCTGAAATTACAGTCAAAGAGACAGGCCAAAAGATTCTCTTTCGTGGTTTGGACGATGAACTTAAAATCACATCTATCACGGTTGATGTCGGCATCTTATGCTGGGCTTGGTTTGAGGAGGCATATCAAATCGAAACTGAGGATAAGTTCAGTACAGTAGTTGAGTCAATCCGCGGTAGCTTAGAAGTGCCTGGCTTTTTTAAACAAATCACGGTCACATTTAACCCGTGGAACGAAAGGCACTGGCTTAAGCGTGTCTTTTTTGATAAAGAGACGCAGAGGGCAGATACGCTATCGCTTACAACGACTTATCGGTGTAATGAATGGCTTGATGAAGTCGATATCAAGCGTTATGAGGACTTGTATCATACGAATCCAAGACGTGCGAGAATCGTATGTGATGGGGAGTGGGGAGTCGCTGAGGGTCTAATCTACAACAACGTGACTGTCAAGGACTTTGACAAAGACGAGTTGTTGCAAAATTCTGCTAACAAGTTGTGCATTGGTCTTGACTTTGGTTTCACTCATGATCCAACTGCTTTGTGTTGCTCGTTAATAAACGACACAACAAAAGAGATACACATCTTTGATGAAGCGTACAAGGTCGGCTTGATAACCAAGGAAGTCGCTAATATGATAAAAGATAAAGGGTACCATCGTTCGCAAATCATCGCAGATAGCGCAGAGTCACGACTGATTGAAGAACTCAGGTCAGAACATGGTATATCTCGAATTAAAGAGAGTAGGAAAGGAAAGGATAGTATCATGGCAGGCGTATCCAAATTGCAAGGATATGCTATTTATGTACATCCGAGTTGTGAACATATCATGGATGAATTTTATAGTTACTGCTACCAGCGGGATAAAGAAGGCAATTGGTTGAATAAGCCAGAAGATAAGAATAATCACTTGATGGACGCATTGAGATATAGCCTTCAATGTATCGAAGGGGGCAAAGCAATCGTTCGCAGACGTTCGCAATATGGCTTATAGAAAGGAATTAAATGTATCAAATTTTTACTTATCCACGAGATGGATATGACGAAACAGCTTTGAACAAGGAATTGATTTACAAGCTGATTCAAAAACACACGCAAGAACGCAGTCGCTTGCAAAAATTGAAGAAATATTATATGGGCGAGCATGCTATCTTGAATCACACGAGAAGAAATCAGAATGCTCCGAACTTCAAAACAGTAGCCAATCATGCTAAAGACATTGCAGACACGTCTACTGGCTATTTCATGGGCAATCCTATCAAGTATAACAATACGGCTAATAGCAACCTTGAGCCCTTGCTTGTAGCGTTTGATGGCGCTGAAATCGACCAGGTAGATGCGCAGAATGCTCTGAACATGGCTATCTATGGACGTGCTTACGAGTACATCTATGCGAAAGAGGGGCTAACTGAGCTTGATTCGACTAGCGTAGACCCTGAGAATGTATTTATCGTTTACGATGATAGCATTGAACGTAAGGCCTTGTTTGCGGTGTACTACTACGAAATTAAAGACGACACGAAAGATGCTACTAAGTATCAAGCAGAAGTCTTTACACAAAATCTTCACTATCACATTGTGCTGCGTGATTCGAGCACAGGAACGACACAGAATGAGCAAGTAGAGCCTCATAATCTTGGACAAATCCCAATTATCGAATATCGCAACAATCACTTTGCTATTGGCGACTACGAGCAACAGATTAGCTTGATTGATGCTTACAATTCACTGATGGGAAATCGTGTAAATGACAAAGAGCAAGCAGTAGAGTCTATCCTTGTTCTGTACGGTGCGCAGTTAGCTGACAATCTGGAAGATGCTAGAGAGGCAATGAGTATCCTTGCTGAAGAAGGTCTTTTGGAACTGCCAGCAGATGCCAAGGCTGATTTCTTAAAGAATGCTCTGGACGAAAACGCGACTGAAATCTTGCGTAAGGCTTTGAAAGAAGATATCTACACATTCAGTCATGTGCCGAATTTGACAGATGAGAACTTCGCAGGCAATAGTTCAGGGGTAGCCATGGAATTCAAGCTATTAGGCCTTGAAATGATTACCAAGACTAAGGAATCGAACTACAAGCGAGGTCTTAGACAGCGTATTGCTATCTTCGCCCATTATTTAGGCATGCAGCAGATTGCTCTTGAAGCACATTCAATCGTGCCTCAGTTTAGCCGTGGGCTTCCTAAAAATTTGCTCGAATTGTCACAGATTATTAATAACCTTGAAGGCAAGGTATCGCTTCGTCAGCTTATTTCTCTCTTACCATTCGTTGAAGATCCTGACGCTGAATTGGAAGAGCTCGAGGAAGAGAAAGAAAAGAACAAGGAACGTGTGCCATTCTTTAATCAGGTTAACACAAAGCCAGACGATGAGGTAGCAGATGAAGAACAAGGACTACTGGACCAAGAGGAAGGCTAATCTCATCTATGAGCAGATGGATAAGGCTGAAAAACAAGCGGACAAGTTCGACGAGATTTATAAGCAATCTAAAGACTATCTAGACAAGCAAATCAACAAAGTCTTTGACAAGTTCCAACGTGATTATGGATTGAGCGAGCGTGACGCTAGACAAGTCTTAAAAAATATGAAGGACCAGAAGGATCTAAACGAACTTCGTAAGGTTCTTGAAGCTAGACCGAATGACCCAAACATTCAAAGGTTACTTGCTGACTTAGACAGTCCAGCTTATGCCTATCGTATGAAACGTTTAGAACGATTAAACGACGATCTAGACCGCATGCGTGAGTCTATCTATCGTTCCGAGAAATCAGGCACAGATGTTTTTTATAGCGATCTGATGAATGATAGCTACTACAAGGCTACTTTTGACTTGCAGCAGCAGACAGGGCTTGCTTATAGCTTCTCTAATCTCCCTGAAACCGAAATTAAGCGTCTAAGAGGCTTAAAATGGACGGGAGAGGCCTATTCGGACAGAATATGGTCAAATACTGGGGCGCTTGCTTCAAGCGTGAAAGACGAGCTTTTAGTAAGTCTCATGACTGGACGAAGTGTCAAGGATACCTCCCAAGTAATAGCTGAACGATTTGAAGTTGGTCAAAATAAAGCTAGGCGCTTGATTCGAACTGAGTCAGCGTTCTTCCATAACCAAATGGAACTTCTTAGCTATGAAGATGCTGAGATTACAAGGTATAAATTCGTAGCAGTCTTAGACAAGCGCACGTCACACATTTGCCAAGAACATGATAACAAGGTCTACGATACAGACAAAGCAGTCCCTGGCGTCAATTATCCGCCTTTGCATCCGTGGTGCAGGTCTACGACTATCGCACACGATGACGATATCGATTACAGTAAATTAGAACGCAGAGCAAGGAATCCCGAAACGGGTAAAGTCGAGTACGTGCCTGCTGATATGACTTATAAAGAGTGGTATAGCAAGTATGTAGATGGTGAGGAGGATGTCAAAGAATCTAAGCCAGAAGTGGATGACAAGGTTTTTGAAGCTAAAAATCCAAAAGAAATAGATGATTTCTTTAAGAAACAAAAATCTTATCAGAAATGGTATAATGGACTTACAGATGACGAAAGAAGTGTTATATACTCTTATACAACAGAAAATTATCATAATTTCAACAACATAAAACGATATGGACTTGACGAAGCACTGAAAATTCGAGAAAAATTCTGGTTTGAAAATGACGGAAGTGCAGAAGATCTGCCTTTTGCTTTAGATATTGTGAAAGACACAAAGTCGAATATTCCAATCTTGGAAAAGGCTATTTCAAAATTTGCGCCCGAAAAAAGCTTCAAAGCTTATCGCGGAAGTGGGTCTATATCTGCTTTAGGTGAAGATTTAGGCTATATGGATCTCGAAGTTGGTCAAACAGTAAGATTAGATAAAACATTTACTTCATTCAGTCTAGACAGAAATTACGCTAAGGAATTTGCTTTTGACGGCGACGGAGCAAACGTATTATTTGAAGTTACTGTCAAGAAAGGTCAGAAAACAGGTGCTTATATAGCAGAGTTGGCTGATTTTAGTCCTGAAAAAGAATATCTGATGAAACCGAATTTGAGGTATAACGTTATCTCTAAAACGGAAAGCAAAGACGGACTATTAGTTTATGGTTTGGAGGTGTTAGAAAATGGGTCTTGATAAAACATTTATAGACAGAGTATTTTCTCGAGGCGAAGATAGAATGAATAGAGCTATTTTTGTAGAACCTGAGGAACTTATCGAAATAACTGATGAAGATATCAGTTTTTTAGGTAAGGGGCTCTTTTACTTTTTACCTCGCAGCAAGTTTGTTGAGGATAATAAAGATAAAATCAGAAAAGATTATAACTTATCTAAAGAAATGCCTAAAATAAATGGGATTTATTTGCCTACTTTTTTAAAAATGAGAGCATGGGACAGAATCAGGAAGACTAAACCAAGCTTAAAAGAAATTATTGACATGACAAAAAAAGAAAGCATTTAGAAATTCTAAGTGCTTTTTTGTTGTCCAGAAAGGAGAAAAAATGATTATTTGGAATTTAGTATTTGTTACAGCAGGCGCTATCGTCCTGCTTATTTTATTAGTTATTGGCTATATCGTATTAGCTGGATTGCTTGAAGGCGCTAAAAATGCGTTAGCTAGTAGCAAGAGAGGACGACATGAGCAAAATACAAGTCAGGATTGAAGATATTAGTTTTTCGGCTATGGCCAAAGAGAGGAGACCTACAGTAAAGCTCGAATTAGGCCTGCTCGGTGGCAAGGTAATTGATTCGATTGATGTTTTGCCAAAATTGATAGAAGACATTTCGAAATTGGAATATGAGGTAAATCATGAACAAACGTATCAAAAAGAAACGTGAGCTAGAAAACTCTTTGCGAATAGCAGGAAATGCTATTGAGTTTTTATTCGATCAAAACAATCAGCTTTGGAAGATTGTTGTAAATATGGAGAAAATCAGCTCACAAAATACTCAAGCGACAAATGAGCGTTTTGACAAGCTGGAAGCTGCCAACGAGAAAATGAAGCTTGATTTGGACAATGCTGTCATTTCGTTTAGTAAGTCGAAAAAGTCAAGTTGGTTTGGTAGAAAGTAGGGAAGGAGTCAGAAAATGAAGTACAGAAAGAAGCCTGTTGAGGTTGAGGCGGTGCGTTGGAACGGCAATAACCATAAAGAAGTGATTGACTTTGCAGAAAATAAGATTTGGTTTGATGGACTTGGGAATATATGGATTGCTACGCTTGAAGGTGATATGATGGCCAAAAAGGGAGATTATATTATCAAAGGCGTGCAGGGTGAATTTTACCCGTGCAAGCCTGATATTTTTGCAGAAACTTACGAAGAACTAGAGTATCTGAATATTTTAGATACTATTTAGGAGGTGATCCGACATCTTGACTGGCAGGAATAGACTGCTCTAAATTACTATAAACCGTCTCGAATTCGAGGCGGTTTTCTTATCCCATAACCGTATGGGATCCCGTACGGTTTTTATATTGTCCAAACCGTGCTGAAGACGTTAAAAGCTGTACTGTTCCGTCACCGGACGTAAAACGAGATTATCGAGTGGCGACGTAATCGCTGGAGGACAATTATGTCAGAAGAAATCAATGCAACTGTATCTACTGAATCAACTGAGACTGTCGACACTCAAGAAAATGTTGATACAGTGCAAGAAGAAAAGCACGAACGAACTTTCACTCGTGCTGAAATCGGTAAGATGCTGTCTGCCGAGCGCTCTAAATGGGAAGCTGAGCAAGAAGCTAAAGAAAACGAAGCTAAGAGGCTTGCCAAGATGAACGCTGACGAGAAACAGAAATATCAGTTGGATCAGCGTGAGCAAGAATTGGCTGACCGTGAACAAGCGATTGCTCGCAAGGAATTGACCGCAGAGGCTAAAGCAATGTTAAGTGAACGTGGCTTACCAGTCGAATTAGTGGGCGTGGTTGATTTATCAAACGCTGAAGCCGTGACTGAATCAGTCGCGAGCATTCAGAAGACATGGGAGGATGCAGTTCAGAAAGGCGTATCTGACCGCATGAAGGGTAGCGCACCTATTAAGACTGCGCCACAACAATCAACAGGGCTTTCAAAAGCTCAATTTTTCAAAATGAGTCATTCAGAGAAGGCTGCATTGAAACAGTCAAATCCTGAGTTGTATAACTCATTTTTGAATTAACCAAAAAGGAGAATTTAATATATGGCACAAACTAAAATCGCAAATCTTGTAAATCCCGAAGTAATGGGAGACATGATCGCAGCTAAACTACCAAAGAAATTGCAAGTAATTCCATTTGCAGCTATCGACCGCACGCTTGAAGGTGTGCCGGGAAACACAATCAAAGTTCCATCTTACACATATATCGGTGATGCCGAAGATGTCAACGAAGGTGTTGAAGCTGGCGTGGTTGTTCTTGAAACATCTACTAAGACTGCCACAATCAAAAAGGCAATGAAAGCCGTTGAATTGACAGACGAAGCAGTTCTTTCAGGTTATGGTGATCCAGTTGGTAACGCAGAGAACCAACTTGCACTTGCTATTGCAGCTAAAATCGACAACGATGCAATGGATGCTCTTTTGAAAACAAACACTCGTAAATTCGACTCAAAAACAAAAGCAATCAGCTATGATGTAATCGTAGACGTCATTGATTTGTTTGAAGAAGAAGTCAATACTGAAAAAGTTATGTTTGTCAATCCAAAACAAGTCACAACTTTGCGTAAAGATCCAAACTTCATCTCAGCGGATAAATATCCAAATCAAGTTGTAATGACTGGTGAAATTGGTATGATTGCCAATACACGTATCGTTGCCACTAAGAAAGTTGCTCTTGATACTACTAGCGCATTCTACACTTGCCCAATCATCAAACTCACTCATGATGATGAAACTGAAAAAGACACTCCAGCGTTGACAGTCTACCTTAAACGCGATCCAAACGTCGAAGTAGACCGTAAATCATTGAAACGTTCTACTGAAATCTCAATCGACGAATTCTACACAGTGGCTGTTTCAGACGATTCTAAAGTCGTGCTTGCAGAAATCAAGAAATAAGGTCTGACCTATGAAAGTTAGAGTAAAACAAGCTTTCAATGACTGGCAAGCGAAAGTGAGACGACATGAGAATGATGTTTTTGAGATGACAGACGAGCGTTTCAACGAATTGTCGCACAATCTCAAGAGCGAGTTTTCAGTTGATATCGCTGACGTTGTCGAGATCATTGACGAAATCGGAACCCAAGGAGACGAGACAACTCCTTACGATTAGGAGGTCTTATGGAAATTGAAAAACTAAAATCATTGACGGGCGAGAGTGACGAAACAGTCCTCTCGTCTTTACATTTAAGGGCTGAAAATATCATTTTATCTGAAACGAACCGAGACAAGTTGACGCCTGCGCTCGATAGATTACTACCTGAACTTGTAATCGAGCTCTACAACCGCTCAGGAAGCGAAGGAGAGCAATCTAGAAGCGAAGGCGGTATCTCTGTTACTTATGCAGAGTCTGGCTTGTCTACGGGCCTTTTACAGCGTATTCGGATGCATCGATTAGCGAGGGTGGCAGGCCATGTTTTTGAAAAAGAGTAGACTGAAACCATATCCTATGAAACGGTTCAAGAAAATCGTGACGAATGAGGGAGTCGCTAAAGAGGGATATTCGGACGAGACTGAAGAAGTGCGACTTGAGTTGTGGCCAGCTAGTAGCAAACTGCAATCTGAGATTTACGGTGACCGTGTCAATGATATCCTGAATGCGAATGCGAGCAAGGATGTAGATATCAGCGTAAAAGATGGTGTTTGTATCGAAAGCCAGACAGATGTTACACATCGGGTTATCTCAAAAAAAGTATACAGTCATCATCAAGTATTGGAGTTGGAACGTGTCAGGTTTAATCGGAGCAGATAGCTTAATCGCTAAATGTCGTAAGCTAGCAAGTAAGCAGGTTGGCGATGATATTGTCAGACGAGCTGTTTTGAATGCGTGTAAAAATGTAGTTCAAGCTGAAGCGAAACTCAGAACTCCAGCAAATGAGGGCGAGCTGAGAAATAGTATTAAAGTAAGAGCTAGAATTGAAGGTAGCATAGCAATCGGCGAAGTCTTTACAAACTCAGACCATGCTGCCTATGTCGAACTCGGAACGGGTCCGAAAGGACAAGCTAACCATTCAGGCATATCACCAGAAGTCAGCGTGTCTTATCGGTCTAGTCCCTGGTACGTGCATGAAGATCAAATTAATGTAGGACCTTACCACTTTGCTAAAAGAGGTGAGTTTTACAAAATGTATGGTCAGTCTGCGCAACCTTACTTGTACCCCGCTTTGAAAGATAACCACGACCGTGTATCTAGTAACATTTCAAAATACGTTAGCAGAAAGATAAGAGAGCAGATAAAATGATTAATATTAAACCCTTAATTTATAAAGAATTACAAAAGGTCGCAGATAATGTGACCGATACTTATCCAGACGATTGGGAGAATGTTCCAGTCGTCATTTTTTTGGAAGAACAGAATAAACCGGGTGAATGGTACGATGACCAAGAGAAGAAGTCGCATATTCGCTATAAGGTTGATATTTTCGACAAAGATAGCACAAGCGATTTAGCAGTCAAAATCAATGAAATCTTCGCATCTTTAGGATTGCGAAGAACAGATTGTCAAGACGTACCCGATCCTTCGCATTTGCGTCACAAGTTGATGCGTTTTGAAGGAATCGTTGACCTTAATTCACAATTGGTTTATCAATACAGAATGGAGAATTAATACATGTTAGCAAACGGAATTAAGCTTGCTTTTAGTAAAACTAAAGGCGATTATCAAAATCTTGTAGGTTTGAAAGAAGTACCTGAATTTGGTATTGAACCTGAAAAAGTCGAGAATACGACTCTTGCAGACAAGGTTAAGAAATACGAATTTGGTATCGGTGATGCTGGAGAACTTGAGTACAAGTTCGCTTATGACAACACAACTACCACTTCACCTTACCGTGTCTTGCGCAAGGCAGCAGAGGATAAGGAGAAACTCTACTTTGAACAAACCTACCCAGACAATACCAAGGTTACTTTTGAAGGTCAAGTGTCCGTTAAATTGGGCGGTGGCGGAGTGAACTCTGTTATCGAATTCACGCTCAAGATTGCATTACAGTCTGAACTTGCATTCACAGACGGAATTGGAGGTTAATAAATGGCTTTACCATACGCAATTTGGAAAATCAGTGAGGATAAGGAGTTGAAGCTCCGCCTCACGTCTTTGCAAGCAACGAAAGTTGAAGAGAAAATCGGAGCGAACTTGCTCAAGGTATTCATGCCCTCTGAAGGTGAAGCCTTTGCTTTGCCACCTCTAAAAGTCATGTTGCTGTTGACCCATGGAGCACTTCAAAAGTTCGAGCATGGACTCTCATTTGAAGATGTGTCTGACCTTTACGATGACTATGTCGATAACGGTGGAGATCAGGCGGCATTCATGGCAGACGTTATCTTGCCGATGCTTCAAGTGTCGGGTTTTATGCCACGGGAGAAAGCAAGCAAGAAAGCTCCCAAGAAATCCAAAACCAAAATGGAAGTAGTCGACTAGAATCGACTGCAGTTACATCAGTAAAAGAAATGGTCGAGAGGTTATACCCGATGTTTTTAGACATTGGGGGCAAGCCTCTCGATTTTTGGGATTTGACGGTACTTGAAATCAGAGAGATGATTGAGAGCTATAATCGTGTCACAATCCAAAAGCAAAAAGAAAAGATTATTGAATCTTACAGACTTTCGCAGATGATAGCAAATAACGTTTCTCTTTTGCTTTCAAAAGATGCTAAACCGCTTGACGTTTGGGATTACGCTCCTGAACTTTTTGAGAAAGAGCGAGAGCAGGTCGAACAAGCGAGATTGGCACAAGAGCTGAAATTGCACCAGGAACGCATGCGCATGTTTGCTGAAAGTCACAATCGAAAAATGAAAATGAAAGGAGAATAGATGGGAGTTACTCTTGATGAGCTCAAGGTTATGATTGACGCTGAAATCGCACCTTTCAAAAGCAAGATGAAAGAAGTCGAGAACAAGGTCAAAGATGCCTCTAGCAAAGTACAAGCCTCAACCAACAAAATCAAGGCACAGTCTGGCTCAATGCTAGGTGTGTTTGGTAAGCTAGCTAAATTCGCTGGCTTTGCCTATCTTGGCAAGAAATTGTTAGATGTCGGCATGTACTCTACGCAGATGGCTCTTGAAGTTACAGCATCGATTAACCAAATCAAGCGTCAGATGGGCGAGAGCTCGCAGACATTCTTAAAATGGGTCAATGACAACGCAAACGCTATGAATATGGGTGTTGGTGAAGCAACAAAATATGGGGCAGTATACTCAAACCTATTTTCTGGCTTTATCAAAGACTCGAACAAACTGAGCGCCTACACTGCTAAGATGCTTCAGACATCGGCAGTAGTAGCTGAAGGTTCTGGTCGTAGCATTACAGACGTTATGGAGCGGATTCGCTCTGGTTTACTAGGGAACACGGAAGCAATTGAGGATCTAGGAATTAACGTCAACGTGGCCATGATTCAATCGACTGAAGCATTCAAACGTTTTGCAAACGGCCAGAGCTGGGACCAACTCGACTATCAAACACAGCAACAGATTCGTCTCATGGCGATTTTGGAGCAGGCGACTGCTAAATATGGCACGACCTTGTCACAATCGGTCAATGGTAGTATCAGCTTGTTCAAGTCGTTATTGAAAGACTCTGCTTTGAACATCGGTAACGCCTTCTTGCCGATTATCAACGCTATCATGCCAGTCTTGAACTCATTCGCTATGGTCTTGAAGAATGTGACTGCTAAACTTGCTGAGTTTATCGCGTTGATGTTCAATAAGAAAGCCACTGTAAAAGACGGTGTAGCTGGCACAGTCGGAGATATGAACGGAGCATTACAAGATGCAGCAGGAGGCGCAGGAGACCTCGCTGATGCCATGGACGACGCAGACGATGCTTCAGGTGGCCTAGCTGATAATCTCGGAGACTCTGCCAAGAATGCCAAGAAGGCAGTCAAAGAATTGCTTGGCCTAGCTGGGTTTGATGAAATCACGCTTTTAAACAAGAAAGACGACACAGACGACGGAGGCTCTGGTGGTTCTGGGGGGGGCGGTGGCAAAGGCAAAGGTAAGAAAGGCAAAGGCGGAAGCGGACCTTTTAAAGACATCTTGCCAGAAGTCGCGCTCACTGACATGGATAACCAATTCAAGAGCATCTTCGATGGACTTGGAGATAGACTGAAAGGTCTATCTGACCTATTTAGCAAAGGGTTCTCTGCAGCATTCAGAGCCGAGGGTCTTGAACGTATCAAGAATGCTTTAGGTAGAATCAAAAAAACTCTTGAAGAAATTGCTACTGATCCACGAGTAGTTAATGCTTTCAATGGTATGACCGAGAAAATCGCTTATGCATTGGGGCAGATAGTGGGTTCTATCGGTACAATTGGAGTTGGTATTGGTATATTTCTTGCTGAAAGTATAGCGAATGGTCTAGAACGTCAAAAAGAACATATTATCCGTTCGCTGGTAGCTCAGTTTGAGAATACGGGCAATATGTTTGCTTCGGCTGGAAACATTGCTCAGGCGTTCGCAGACGGCTTCTATGACGTAATCACATCCGATGGAGCCATTCGTATTGGAAGTTCAATTGTGTCTGCCATTCTAGCAATTCAATCTAGCATTGTAGAGATTGGCTTCAAACTTGGTGGCGACCTCATGCAAGGAATCGAGCGAATTATTACGGATAACATGCCTGGTATCGCCAATGCACTTTCCAATGCCCTATCTGCCATCGCTCCTGTCTTTGAGAGTGCTGAAAAAGCAATCAATGACCTGTCAGACTCAATCAGTCGTGTGTATGATAATTACATTCGTCCATCAATTGAATCATCAACGAAAGCTATATCAGGCATTATTGGTGTGTTTGTAAACGGGTGGAACAATCACATCCAACCCGTTATAGAGAAACTCGGTCAAGGTTTCTCGGACACAATTGGCAAACACATTTCTCCATTTATTCAAAAGATTTTGGAGATGGTCGCAAGCTTCCAAGAAATGTCACAAGTCATTACTGCTTACGTTGCACCAGTAATTGGCTTTATTGTTGAGGAATTGACGAGAGTTCTAGCTCCAACTCTTGAATATATCGGAGAAGTCTTCCGTGTATTATTCAACACGGTTGCTGATATCTTGGGTGGCATAGCGGACTTTGTTAAGGGTGTATATGACATCATCACTGGCATTCTTACGAGTGATATGAGTAAGATTTTTGAGGGCTTCACCGAAACGGGCGATGCTATCATGAACATCTTATCAGCACTTCTCACAGCTTTGTTAGATTTAACAGTAGCAGTTTTGAAAGTTATCTGGGATACGATTGTAGCAATCTTCCAAGCAATTTGGGATGGTATCGTTGCCATCTTCACACCGATTGGCGAATGGTTCGCAGAACGTTGGATTGATATCACGGTTGCTTTGGCAAATGTTGCAATTTGGATCGGGAATATGTTTCAAAAGGCTTGGAACGCCCTTACAAACATATTCTCTTCAATCGGAACTTGGTTTGGTGAACGCTGGAACGACGTGACGACTGCACTTTCAAACGTCGCAACGTGGTTCGGAAATATCTTCAAGACTGCATTTGAAGCGGTCAAGAACGCATTTAGCACGATTGGTAGCTTCTTCTCCGGAGTGTGGAGCACAGTTAAGAGTATCTTTGTCAACGCTGGTCAAATGGTTGGTAGCGCAGTAGGTGGAGCATTCAAGAGCGCAGTTAATGCGGTTCTTGGAACCATCGAGAACGTGGTCAATGGTTTCATCGGAATGATTAACGGAGTTATTGATTTAATTAACAAAATCCCTGGCGTATCTCTCGGCGGTATCGGCTATGTAAGTCTACCTCGATTAGCTCGTGGTGGTATCGTTGATAGTCCGACAGTAGCCATGATTGGGGAAGCTGGTAAAGAGGTTGTTATGCCTCTTGAAAACACTGGATTCTTGCAGACTATGGGTCGCATCGTAGGTGGTGCGGTAGTCAATGCTCTGGGCGGCGGCTTGCCACAATCCGGAGGCTTCAGCGGTAGTGGTGACATCGTCATCATTATTGGCGGTCACGAGTTCGGTCGTGTAGCTATCCAAGAAATCAATCGAGAACAAGAACGTGCGGGACAAGTCTTGCTTAACATTTAAAAGGAGGTAAAATGGCACGCTTAATTATCAATGGGGTGACTGTTAAGCCTCCCAAATCTTTTCAAGTCGGTATCCAAGATATCGATGGAGAAACTGGTCGAAACGCTAACGGAGATATGGTGCGTGACCGTATCACGACTAAACGAAAATTAGATTGCGAGTGGGGAATGATGACTCAGGAAGAAATGAGTCAGCTTTTAAATGCTGTTTCATCGGTCTTTTTTGAAGTTTCATATCCTGATCCAGTAAGAGGTCAAACAACAGGGACTTTCTATGTTGGAGATAGAACGGCTCCAAGTTATTCGTTTACCGAGAAGTTCAAGCCTTGGTCAGGCGCTAAATTTAATCTGGTAGAAAGGTAGTTAGAACATGGATATATTCAGACAAAAGAAATTTGATGAAGCGATGTTCGCTAAAAACCGTACTCTTGCTATCAGAGTAGGGCAGTATCAGTCAAGTGATATCAAAGAAGCGCATTTTGATTATGGCTATATCAAGGGTGACACTTATAAGCCAGGAGGCACTTGTGCTGGCAGTGGTAAAATCACGTTCACAAGCATCATCACGACATTCAATAAGTTAGATAAGATTTACCCTGAAATCGGCCTTTTAGTAGACGGAACCTACGAATGGGTCAAAATGGGTGAATACTTCATCAACGATATTGAAATCGACCGTAATCGTAAAATGACTAAGCTTGACCTTATGGATGGGATGTTCAAACTTAACCGTGAACATGTAACGGACTTGACTTATCCTGCTGAAATCAGGCACGTTATCAAAGAAATTTGTCTGAAGACTGGTATAGAGTTAGCAAATGAATACATGGATATTACATCCATGAATTACAGAATCGATCAAATCCCGAAAGAGAAAAAAATGACATTCAGAGATGTTTTGAGTCTAGCTACTCAGATGCTCGGAATGTCTTGCTTTTTCAATCGAGAAGGGAAACTCGAAATCAAGGAATTGACTGATTCAGGTATCACAATTACAGCAGATAGCTACTTCATGCACGGATTGACCAAAAGCGAAATCGAGTATCAGATTGCAGGGATAACTTGTAAAAAAGATAAAGAGACGCTCACGGTTGGTTTGAGAACTGGTCGCTCATTAGAATTGGATAATCTGTTCATGTCTCAAGCGATTTTGGATAATCTTTATCACAAAATCAAGGATATTCGTTATTATCCGTTCAATTTGAATTATCAAGGTCATCTATTGCTAGATGTCGGCCAGTGGGTAACCGTCAAGACAAACACGGGCGAGACGTTCAAGTCGCCAATCTTAAACCAATCATTCACATTTAAGGGCGGTCTGCGTGGTCGTATCAGCGCAGACAGTAAAGCCGGCAATGATGCGCAGTATTTGTATGCAGGTACAATTACCAAAAAGATTGAACAATTCAACGACTTTGAAGCTCTAATTCAAAATCAAATCGAGGAAGCAGATAAAGACTTTAAACAGAGGGTTGAAAAAATCAAAAAAGATTTTAGTGATCAAGTCGAACTAGCCAGAGCAAGAGCTGAAGAAGTCAAGAGAGAACTCTCTGATACGATTGATCAGCGCTTCAATAGTTTTAACAATGGCCCTCTGCAAGAAGCCAAGCGCAAAGCCGAGGAAGCCTTGCGAAATTCTGGGGCCAGCAGTCTACTCGCTCAAGAAGCTAAGCGGATTAGTGAGCAAACTAGAGTGGATATTACTAATCTGCAAGCATCTTCTCAAAATGCGTTTAATCAGATTGAGTCGTTCAAGACTCAGTACGGCACTAAGCTGAATGAAGTTAAGAGCACTGCAGACGGTCTGCTTACTAAAATGGGCGCAGTTGAGACCTACATCAGCAAAGACGGCCAGCGACAGGAGAGCTTGCAGCGTTATGTAAGAGACGAATCTGCTAAACAGGTTAGCGCAGTTCGTGAGCAGATATCTAGAGACTACGTCTTTAAAGCAACATATCAGGAAGATGTGAGAGGTCTAGAACGTCGATTTAGTGCGATAAGCACGCAGACGAACAACGATATCGCTGCGAAAATAGCTCAGTACAAGCAGACGGTAGATGGTCAATTTGCAAGTATCACATCTCAGATAGCTAGTAAGGCTAATCAGGCAGACTTCCAGCATGTGAAAGAAACTAGTCAGCTGTATGAACGTATTTTAGGGAATACCGAAAATAGTATTGTTGATAAAGTTTCTCGTATGACTTTGACCAATCAACTATTTCAAGTTGAACTTGCTAAAAATGTAGGCGCTGGACATAACTATATTAAGAATGCCGATTTTCGTGCGGGTAATAAAAATTGGAATGAGTCTGTTAAACCTGGTTTGAATTTCAATTATAACCATTCAAGTAGTAATAGAGGAAAGACTGGTGTCCATATTTACGGAGCAACTGATGCTGTATATTACGGTCTACAGCAACGAATAAAATTTGAAATTTCCGAAGGGGATACTTTCACTGTCTCATTCTTAATTTCAAAAGATGGTGCACCAACTTTTAGTGGTTTAAATTTAGGAGTTCACTATAGAAAAAACAATGAAATCATATCTCAAAAATGGGTTTCTATACCAAATTCTGATATACCTGGTTTTAAATACAAAAAAATGAGTTTTTCTTTTGTGACTCCAAAAGACATTGACGAATTAAATCTTATGTTGTATGGAGAAAAAGGGAAAACAGTTAACCTCTATATTTCAGAAGTAAAACTTGAAAGAGGAAGTTTTGCCACCGATTTCACCCTTTCACCTGAAGACACAGACGAAGCGATTCGTACAGTTCAGAGTCAACTTGCTGACTCATGGTCGGTTCAAAATCTGACAAGTGCTGGTTCAATCGTTTCTCAAATAAATGCGACTAATAACCAAATCTTGATTGAGGCTGAGAAAATCAGACTGAAAGGTAAGACCTTACTTGATGAGTTAACCGCTATTCAGGGTTACTTCAAGCGCTTGTTCGTTGGTGAAGGTTCATTTGCTAAGCTGAATGCCGAAATTATCGAAGCCAACTCTATCACAGCAGACAAACTGGTCATGGATATCGCTATGGCAAGACGATTCGTCTCGAGCGACATCTTCACGGACACGCTTGCTGCTAAAGAAGCCTTTATAAACAAGCTGCGGTCTGTCGTAGTCACTGCGACTTTGCTTGAAGGTTATAGAGGGCGGATTGGTGGATTCCAGATTGGTACACACGAGAAAGATTCGTCGGTGTACTGGATAACTGGTCAAAATCAATTTTCAGTCGGTATGAGTAACGGGACTGGTCAATGGTCGCAGACGGCTTTGTGGGTCAATTGGGGCAACAATTGGGCGTACCCTGGAGATTACGCATGGTACGTGAAAAACAACGGAAAAATGTATTGCTACAATACAGCTGAGTTTTGGAATACTCCTGTTATCCATGGAAATCTCCGCGTTACTGGTCACATTTACTACAACAATGAAAATTCAGGAAAATCTGGTTACTGGATTCACTCGTCTAAATATTCAAATTTTGAGCCTTCGGATAACTATCTTTATCTCTATTACAGCGGTTCAGGTTACGACTGGATCCCGATGAATAAAGAAATTTCAGACCGTCGATATAAACAGAATATCGAATCTAGTACAGTCTCTGGCCTCGATGTAGTCGAAAATCTGAAAACGTACAGCTATCGCAAAGAATACAATGAAAAAATAGAGGACATTTCTTGCGGTATCATGGCGCAGGATGTCCAGAAGTATGCTCCCGAAGCGTTTTTTGAAAACCCTGACGGCGCATATTCTTACAACACATTTGCTCTTGTGCCTTACTTGATTAAGGCGATTCAAGAGCTTAATCATAAAATAGAAAAATTGGAGAAAACAGCATGAATGACAACATGCATGAAGTAGTAAATCAACTGATGCTTGATTCGTTAACAAAAAGGTTCGGAGTAAGTGTTCAAGACTCAGCGAGATTTGAGGCCCTTTATCTGTATGTAGCAAGTGAGTTACATACGATGAAAGAGGTTCTTGAATATGACCCAGCTTTAAAAGAGCTATTTGAAGAAGTGAAAGGAAAAATGACAAATGGCAATTAGTAATTATGAACTAGCAAGCAAGCCTTATACGCGGGGTTTGGGCGACAAGACTGTGACGGTCGTTGAAGTCAAACTTGCCGATGGCAGTCGCTATAGTACGAACATGCGTGAGCTTGCAGGAGACCGCACAGGCGATTCTGACGATGTTTTAATCAAGGCAGTATTAGATATTGTCAAGACTGAAATTGACCCGTCTAGCGCAATCGTGCAAACTCAGGAACAGCTTGAGAAGGCTAACAAAGATTTGACTGCCAACAAAGAGTATCTTGAATCTGTTTCAGCTATCACTGAGGTCTTGATTGCCTTGGCCATCTCTCAAAACGGAGGGATGCCTACCAATGCTTATGCTAAGGTAGCAGCGTTTATCAAGCCACTTGCAAAAGACCGCCGCTACTCAAATGGTGACATCATCTCAGGTGCTTATCCATTTGATACCAATCCAAAATGGCCAAGTGAAACCAAGACTATCTTTAAGTTTCAGATGCAGCAGTCTGAAGGCTATACCTACAAAGACCAGTCACTCTCTGATATGCTGCAGCAAGGTGTGCTTACTGTGGTCATGCCTCGTATTGATTAGACAAGGGGGAGGTTATGACATGGGTTGAAATTTTTGAAAAACTAGTGCATTCAATCACTCAGCTTGCACCCACAATCGGAGTTGTTGCTACTGGTTGGTTCGGCATGCGAGCCAGTAAAGCAGGTCACCTCAACCAAGAACAGTTCAAGGAGCTGAAAGGTGAATTGAGTACTATTCATGCTATCGGTGAGGATAATAAGCAAAAAATAACTGAAGTGAATGAAAAGTTAATAGTTCATGATGAAGCACATCTAGTGACCATGTATCTACGACTTGAGCGCGACATCACGGCTGCTCTTAAACGTGGTTATACAACGGTTCACGAGTCGGATATTATCCATAAAATGCACTCAAGTTACAAGAAACTCGGAGGCAATGGACGAATTGATGCCCTATTTAACAAATTTGTAAATTTAGAAATTACGGAGGAAAACACAAATGCAACAGATCAATGAAATTATCACAAATGGAGCAATCAGCATTCTTGTCATTTTGGCTGGTATCGCAGTCAAATCGATTAAGGACTACCTGGTTCAAAAAGGTGGTGAAAAGACCATCAAAATCGTTGAAATCTTGGCCAAGAACGCAGTGCATGCTGTGGAGCAGGTGTCTGCTGAAACTGGATACAAGGGCGAGGAGAAGCTGGAGCAGGCTCGTACTAAGATCCGTGCTGAGCTTACAAAATACAATATCAGCATGCTTGACCGCGACCTTGATACGTTCGTTGAGTCAGCGGTCAAGCAGATGAATGATGCCTGGAAAGGGGAATAGTTATGGACATTGATACAAGCAGATTAAGAAGTGGATTGCCTCAGGTCGGTGTGCAACCCTATCGTCAAGTACATGCCCACTCAACAGGAAATCGAAACTCAACCGCACAAAATGAAGCAGACTATCACTGGAGAAAGGACCCTGAACTAGGGTTCTTTTCTCATGTGGTTGGTAACGGTCGTGTCATGCAAGTCGGGCCTGTGAACAACGGTTCATGGGACGTAGGTGGTGGATGGAATGCTGAGAGTTACGCAGCAGTCGAATTGATCGAGAGTCACGGAAGTAAAGAAGAGTTCATGCGTGACTACAAGCTCTATGTTGAGCTTTTGCGAAATCTTGCGGACGAAGCAGGTTTGCCGAAAACACTTGATACAGGGAGTTTAGCTGGAATTAAAACGCATGAGTATTGCACGAATAACCAACCAAACAACCACTCAGATCACGTTGACCCATATCCTTATCTTGCAAAATGGGGAATCAGTCGTGAGCGATTCAAGAAAGATATTGAAGGTGGTCTGTCTGAAGCTGGCTGGAAACGCAATGAAACTGGTTGGTGGTGGGAGGAGTCCGATGGCTCTTATCCAACGAAACGCTGGAAGAAAATCAACAATGAGTGGTTCTACTTTGGCGATCGTGGCTATTGCTTAATCAATCGTTGGTTCAATGATGGTCAAGACTGGTTCTATCTTGATAAACGCGGCGCTATGGTCACAGGATGGATGTATATCAATAACCGTTGGTATTTCTTCAAATCAGACGGTCGTATGGCTAAAGGCTGGGTGAAATACCGTGAAACTTGGTACTATCTTGATGAAAAAGATGGAGATATGAAATCCGATCAATTTGTCAAATATGGCAATGGCTGGTACTATCTCAAACCAGATGGCAGCATGGCAGATAAGCCAGAGTTCACAGTTGAGCCAGATGGCTTGATTACCACAAAATAAATTTAAAAAAAGAAAGGAGATTCTATTTTCTTCTTAATGACCCGCAGGCAATAGCTTGCGGGTTTTTTTGTTTTATAAGGGGCAAAAAAGGGGCAAAAATGTCGTAAATGTCTGTAA